AGGAAACTGCCGCTGAGTCCGATGACGTTGTGGTAACCATTGGTGAGGAAACGCCGCCCACCGAGGAAGAGACCCAAGCGCCTGAATGGGTTCGTGAACTGCGTAAGACCAACCGCGAGGACAAGCGTCGCATCCGTGAACTGGAAGAGAAGTTGAATGCCACCAAGGCAGCTGAGACCAAGCCAGCAGCCCTGGGCAAGAAACCTGCTCTCGATGATTACGACTACGACACTGAGAAGTTCGAGCAGGCATTGTCAGCATGGTACGACCGGAAGCGCGAGGCCGACCAAGCTGCAGCCCAGGCTGAGGTTGCTGAGAAGGAGCAACAGAAAGCTTGGCAGGCCAAACTGGACGCCTACAGCAAGGCTAAAACCGAGCTGAAGGTCAAGGACTTCGATGACGCCGAGGCAGTAGCCCAGGACGTCTTCAACGTCACCCAGCAAGGCATCATGCTGCAAGGAGCTGAGAACCCCGCACTGGTCATTTACGCGTTGGGCAAGAACCCGAAGAAGGCCAAGGAAATCTCGACCATCACCGACCCCGTGAAATTTGCTTTTGCGGTGGCTAAACTGGAGACTCAATTGAAAGTTACGCAACGCAAAGCAGCCACATCACCGGAACGAACTGTCCAGGGAACTGGCAACAAGTCTGGTACTGTGGACTCAACCCTCGAGCGGCTGCGCACTGAGGCGGCAAAGTCTGGTGACTTCACCAAAGTCATCCAGTACAAGAAGTCGAAGCAAGCGGCCAAGTAAACCACATTGAAATAGGAGCCAATCATGGCAAATGCATTTTCCAAAGAAGAACGCGTCGCGTTTGAAGACATCCTCGAAGGCTTCAACGATGCCTTGGTCCTGAGCCGCAACGTCGCCACCTACGCGACCGACTCGACGATGATGGAGCGCACCAACGACATCATCTGGCGCCCTCAGCCGTACATCGCCACGTCTATCGACGGTGCGCCTGGTACGGACATCTCTGCGCTGTACAAGAACATGACCCAGCTTTCTGTGCCGGCCACCATCGGCTTCAGCAAGACTGTGCCGTGGACTCTGAACGCCAAGGAGCTGCGTGACGCGCTGCAAGAAGGTCGTCTCGGTGACAGCGCCAAGCAGAAGCTGGCCAGCGACATCAACGTCGCCCTCATGAACGTGGCATCTGCACAAGGTACCCTGTTCGTGAAGCGCGCTGCTGCCGCCTCGGGCTTCGATGACGTCGCCCAGTGCGAAGCCATCTTCAACGAGCAAGGCGTGCCCACGTACGACCGCTACCTGGCCCTCAGCACGCGCGACTACAACGGCATGGCAAGCAACTTGGCTGGTCGTCAGAACATCACTGACATGCCCAAGGAAGCTTACCGTCGCGCCTACGTCGGCATGATCGCTTCCTTCGACACGTACAAGCTCGACTACGCGAACCGTATCGCGGCTGCAGGCGGTGGTGCTGGTCTGACCATCGATACCCGCGACGTCGGCGCCAACTACTACACGCCTCAAGCTACCAGCACCTCGGTTGGTGGCAAGATCAACGTGGACAACCGCTACCAGACTGTGACTGTGTCCAGCTCCGCCGGCGTGGTTGCTGGTGATGCTTTCACGATCGCTGCTGTGAACTCGGTGCACCACATCACCAAGGGCGATACCGGTCAGCTCAAGACCTTCCGCGTCATCAGCGTTCCTGCTGGCGGCACGACCCTGGTCATCAGCCCGCCGATCATCAGCAACCAGGTGGCAAGCGATGCTGGTGCCCAGTACCAGAATTGCGTGGTCAATACCAAGGCCGCAGCTTCGGCTATCGTGTTCCTGAACACCGTTGCCGGCTACGCCAACCCGTTCTGGCAGAAGGACGCTCTGGAAATCCTGCCTGGACGCTACGCCGTCCCGTCCGATGCTGGCACCGCAGTGATGCGCGCCTCCACCGATCAGGGCATCGAGCTGGTCATGCAGAAGTTCTACGACATCGACACGATGAAGACCAAGTACCGCTTGGACACTCTCTTCGGTGTGGTCTGCAAGCAGCCTGAAATGGCCGGCTTGATGATGTTCAGCCAAACCTAAGCTGATTGAGGGAAGGGGCTTCGGCCCCTTTCTTCAACCTGTTGACCAATTCACTTGAGGACACTGACATGACCGAACAAACCAAAGCAGACGACCAGTTCCCCACGCTCGTCTACAAGGGCAAAGGCCCACACTCCCGCGCTGGTGGCACCTACGATTACGCCGCCGCCAATGACCAAGAAGACTTCGACGCCAAGCTGGCCGATGGCTGGTTCGCCACGCTGCCCGAGGCCATCGATGCCCAGGACAAGCCCGCAGTTGTGAAGACCGATGACAATGCTCCTCCGACCCGCAAGGAACTCGAAGCTAAGGCTAAGGAGCTGTCTGTCAAGTTCAACAACAAGACGACCGACGCTGAGCTCAACGCCGCGATCACTGCTGCACTCGCCAAGGAGTAATCATGGGCTGGACTAAGCGCCAATTCGTCACACAGGCCTTCGAGGAAATCGGGTTGGCGGCTTACGTCTTCGACCTGACACCCGAACAGCTGCAAAGTGCACTGAACCGGCTGGATTCGATGATGGCGTCTTGGAACGCCAAAGGAATTCGGCTTGGTTACCCCATCCCGGCCAGCCCACAGGACAGCGACTTGGATGAGGCAACCAATGTCCCTGACTCAGCCAATGAGGCAGTCTACCTGAACCTCGGCATTCGCATCGCACCAGGGTTCGGCAAGGCTGTCGCAATGGAAACCAAGGCTTCGGCCAAAGCCGCTTACGACACATTGATGTCTCTTGCCGCCATGCCTCCTGAACAGCAGATGCCGGGCACGATGCCGTCAGGTGCTGGCAACAAGCCGTGGCGAGTCTACGACGACCCATTCTTGCGCAAGCCAGTTGATCCTCTGTTGGCCGGCAATGATGGACCCATTGAATTCAACTAAGGAGCCAACATGCCAACCATCAACCAACTTTCCGCCACTGATCAGGTTCAATCAGGCGATCAGGTCCCGATCTACTCACAATCCAACGGCGATGCTCGCAAGGCTTCGCTCGCTGTACTCAAGGCCTTCTTTCAAGAAGGTCTGACCGCATCAGACGACAAGATCACTCAGTACTCGGCCCCATCTGCCACTGGTTTCAGTGTCCAAGTCCAGGACGGCTCGAATAGCATCTGGCTTGTCCTGACTCCAACGGCAGGCTTTGCGGCAGGCACTATCGTGCTTCCAGCTTTGGCCAATTGTGTAGACAGCCAAGAGATCCTCGTCAACTGCACCCAAGTTGTTACCACCTTGACCGTCAATGGCAATGGCTCGACAGTGACCGGTGCTCCCGCCACGTTGGCGGCCAACAATTTCTTCCGTCTGCGCTTCGACGCCGTGACGGATACCTGGTACCGCGTCGGCTAAGGAGACCAAGATGACCGCACTCGCACCAATCAACCCGGCCTACGCGCAAGGTCAAACTGTCGCAGCTGGCGCTGTCTCTGCCCAGGCCACAGTCAACACTGAGTCGAAGCAGCTTTGCATCACGAATCTCGGATCCAACGTCGCCTACATTCGTGTCGGCTCAGGCGTCTTCGCGGCAACAACTGCTGACATGCCGATCTTGGCCGGCTCACAGGTCTCCATCACCAAGGGAGACGGCGACAACAAAATTGCTTACATCTCAGCCGATGGAACTTCGTTGCACGTCATTCCTGGGGAGGGCTTCTAAATGTTGCGCGCTCTGTCAAACCCAATCAAGTTCGCCGGCACCTTCACCTGGGCTACCAAGCCCGCCGCTGCGGTCGGTAACACTGGCGCCATCATCCGTGTCTCAGACGTGGCAGGTGGTGCCTACTTTGAATCGACTGGAACACGCTGGCGCCCTCTGTCGAACGTGTTGACGCTGTACCAGAACCATGTCGCTGTAGCCGGTGCTGCTGACACGAATGAGAACACGCTCCGCTCGTTTACGTTGCCTGGTGGTCTCATGGGACCGAACGATGGTCTGCTGGCCATCTTGCTTGGTACCCATACCAGCAGTGCAAACACGAAAACTTGGCGCGTGAAGATCGGGACCCAGGCTATGGTGGCTGCTGGTCTTACCACGACTGCACAAATCTCGACCGCCAAGTACGCCTTCAACCGGAACGTCCAGAACTCCCAGATCACAGGTAACGCTGCTGCCATCTTGGGGCCTGGTACATCTGGCACTGCCGTGACAACCTTGGCGGCAGATACTGCGGTAGACAACACTGTCGCAGTCACTGTGCAGAAGGCGAGCGCTGGTGAGACCATGCAACTGGAGTCCATCATGATCCAGTTGATCCGAGCCACTGACTAAACGGAGCTAAGGCATGCAGATCCCAGTTCTGAACGGAATCTACACCGATGGTGTGGCCGACTTCCGTGTTTCGTATCCTAGGAATCTCGTACCGGTACCAATCCAGCACGGCATCTCCAACGGCTACCTGCGTCCTGCTGACGGCCTGATTCAATTTGGAACTGGTCCTGGCGTGGATCGTGGCGGCATCAATTGGAACGGTCAGTGCTATCGTGTCATGGGGACCAAGTTGGTTCGCATCGATTCGGCTGGCACTGCCACTGTCCTTGGTGACGTTGGTGGCAGCGGCCAGGTTACCTTCGACTATTCCTTCGACAAATTGGCCATCGCCTCAAGCGGCCAACTGTTCTACTGGAACAACGCCTCACTGTCGAAGGTGACTGACGCCGACCTCGGCACTGTGCTTGATGTGCTCTGGGTTGATGGCTACTTCATGACAACCGACGGTACATCACTTGTGGTGACTGAGTTGACCGACCCCACACAGGTCAACCCGCTGAAGTACGGTAGTTCTGAAATCGATCCAGACCCCATCAAAGGCATCCTCAAGCTGCGCAATGAGGTCTACGCACTGAACCGCCACACGATCGAAGTCTTTGACAACATCGGTGGTGACTTCTTTCCGTTCCAGCGGATTGACGGGGCGCAGATCCAAAAGGGCACGATTGGTACACACGCAGCTTGCACCTTCATGGACGTCATCGCCTTCGTAGGCAGTGGGCGCAACGAGGCTCCGGCAGTATACCTTGGGGCCAACAGCCAAACGACCAAGGTCTCCACTCGCGAGATCGACCAGATCCTGGCCGAGTACACTGAGACCGAACTGTCGCAGGTTGTGCTTGAGTCCCGCGTTGACAAAGGCCACCAGCACCTCTGGATCCGGCTACCGGATCGCACCCTGGTCTACGATGGTGCGGCGACTGCCATGCTTGAGGAACCCGTCTGGTTTACCTTGTCATCGAGCATAGTTGGCAACAGCCAGTACCGCGCTCAGAATCTTGTGTGGTGCTATAACAAGTGGTTGTGCGGTGACCCGGCTGAAAGCCGCCACGGCTACTTGACAGACACCGTGAGCTCCCACTACGGGGCCCGGGTTGGTTGGGACTTTGGCACAGTCATCATCTATAACGAGAGTCGTGGTGCGCTGTTCCATGAGCTTGAGCTGGTCAGTCTGACTGGGCGGAACATTCTTGGTGACACGACCATCTGGACGTCGTACTCGACTGACGGTGAGGTATGGAGCCAGGAGCGTTCCGCGTCAGCAGGAGTCCAGGGCAACCGCAACAAGCGAATCTCGTGGCTCCAGCAAGGACACATGCGCAGCTGGCGAATCCAAAAGTTCCGTGGCACCAGTGACGCATTCATGTCTGTTGCCCGGCTCGAAGCTACACTAGAACCACTGGCGGTGTGATATGGCAGATCCTAAACCACTTACACGCGACCAACTGGCGAAGTTCTTGCCAAGCCACGAGTCTGTCAGGGCTTTTGAGAAGCTCTTCCAGATGGTTGGTGAGACGTTGCCAGAAGGCATTGAGACACTCATCCGCCTGTCTCAGGAAGCTTCGATCGACGCAAACACGGCTTCGTCAGCTGCACAAGTTGCCTTGGAGAAGGCTGAGGCTGTTGGCCAGGAGTCTGCCATCAACGTGGCTGCAGCTGAGTCTAAGGCCAGCGAGGCGCTCGATGCGTTGAACCGTATTGCCAACGCTTTGGAGATGCTCTCGCT